AATAAAGGTTTTATATCTTCTATGGATTGTGAGATACGAACAAGAGACCACGGTTTGATAAAAGGTCAGTATATCTTTACGATTGATAATTATCATGCAGATATAAATGTGATAGATAATAATGTAAGTGAAGTACCACAAGAGCATAAGAGTCATAATTGTATTCAATTAGAGAATGGACAGTATGCATTGTATCCAAATAATAGGATGCGTCTGTATGACCTCTCTATAACCCCACAGCATCCCAAGACTCCTGACTTTAAGGTTTCTACCATAGAGTATCAAGTAGAGAATGGGACTGAATGGGGACGATTAGGCGATACTGACGATTATTTCTGGGAAACACCTAGAGAGAGGGATGGTAACCCCGATAAAAGTTCTGACACAGACCAATTAGACTTTATCTAACTAAAACCATGGTAATCAAAGTAGACAAATCAGAAGAATTTAAGAAAAGTGGCAAAAAACTCATTTCAGAGTACGATGCTGACAAATGGTTAGACAAAATTGAGAAAAATGATGAACGAGAACTCTTTGAGATGAAGAGAAAGAAGGAATTCCTTGACGAGTGCACTAAGTTTAGAAAAATTGGATAAATAATAGCAGCCTATGCTGTCTATATGCCACAACAGTCAACATTTAAAGATTTGAGTGTAGTATTCAAAAAACATCCTGTCACTGATGATCTAGTCACAGTGAAGGATAAGGTTGCTATTGCTCAATCAATCTCTAACTTGTTGCAAACTAATAATGGTGAGAGACCATTTAATCCTGAGTTGGGTTCTGGTCTTCGTGAGATATTGTTTGAACAAGCAGACTGGGGTACTGCTGCTGTCATAAGTGGTCGTGTCAAAGAATGTCTTATCAAATATGAACCTAGAATTTCTGTGTTAGCATGTAATGCATCACCAGATTTTGATAATAATGGTTTTGATGTTGAAATTGAATATGAAATTCTTGGCAGAGACGATGGCAGAATAGTTGCTGAAGTATTTCTAGAACGTACAAGATAATGCCTTACACTCAGGTCTCAAATTTAGACTTCAATCAAATCAAAGCTTCTCTCAAAGAGTATATGAGAGCACAGTCGGATTTTACTGACTATGATTTTGAGGGTTCTACTCTTTCTGTGCTTCTTGATACACTTGCTTATAATACTTACTACACAGCATTCAATACCAACATGGTAGTCAATGAACTATTCATTGATTCAGCAACCTTAAGAGACAATGTAGTAGCATTAGCAAAGCAATTAGGATATAGACCAAAGAGTGCAACATCACCTACAGCATATATTTCATTTACTGTTACATATACTAATGCAACAACTGATACAGAATTACTATTAAAGAAAGGAACGGGATTTACAGCAACATATGACAACAACGTCTACAATTATGTTGTATTAGATGATGTAAAAGCACAAGTAGCAAATGGTGTAGCAACCTTTACAGACGTTGCTGTAAATGAAGGAACACAACTTACTAATACTTTTGTTATAAACTCAGCAAGTAAATCACAAAGATTTATTCTTGATAATAAGAATATTGATACTAACACTATTAGAGTTAAGGTATTTCCTACTGGTGGATCATTTAATGAACCATATCTAGTTGCAGATAACATATTGGGAGTTGACGGTACATCAAAAGTATTCTTCTTAGATGAAGTAGAAGATGAGAGATATGAAATATTGATGGGTGACGGTGTTCTTGGTAAGAAACTAGAGAACAATGCAAGAATAGAAGTATCATATTTGATAACATCAGGACCTGAGAGTAATGGTGTAAGAACATTTGTGTTCTCTGGTGTATTAGAGAATCCTAATAACGTATCACCTAATTCTTTCTCAGTCACAATTAACTCTACTGTTGCAGCATCGGGTGGTGAAGAGATAGAAAGTACACAAAAGATAAAATACACTGCTCCAAAAGCATATGGCACACAGGAGCGTGCAGTGACCGCAGATGACTATGAAGCAATTGTAAGAAAAGTATATCCAGCAACAAGTGACATTATTATATTTGGTGGAGAGGATCAAGAACCACCACAATATGGAAAAGTATTCATTGTATTGAAACCAACTGATGCTAGTTACCTTACATCACTGACAAAGAATAAGATTGTTGCAGATCTTAAGAAGTATGTTGTTGCATCTGTAGAACCACAGATTGTAGATCCTTCTATTCTGTATGTTGAGATGCACAGTAAGATATATTACAACAGTCTAATTACAGATCAAACACCAACACAAATTAGAGATAAGGTTATTGGTTCTATACAGTCTTATATTGATACAAGTGATACTGAAAAGTTTAATGGTAAGTTTAGATACAGTAAGTTTGTAGGTGTAATAGATGATGCTGATAAGAGTATCAATTCTAATCTCACGAGTCTCACAATGAGAAAGGATTTTTATCCGTCTCTTAATTCTACCTTCTATTATGAGGTATGTTTCCAGAATTCCTTTGATGAGGACTGTGATGATCCTGTATTGTCATCCACTGCTTTTAGGGTGACTGAGTATCCTAATTTTGATGTCTATGTTGAGGATAGATCTGGCAAAATTGTGCTATATAGACTAGATACCGTAACTGGTGAAAAAGTTGTACTAGACAATGATATTGGTGATATAGATTATGTAAGAGGTGAGTTAAAAATGTATAACTTGACAATAATTAAAGGTAGCTTCTTTGATAACAGAATTTCGGTAAGGGTAAAACCATTATCAAATGATATCAAAGCAATGCGTGAAGTATATCTTGACGTTGATGTCGCAAATTCATCATTCACTGCATATAAAGAGTAAGAAATGCCATCTGTAAAGACAAAGAGGATATCAACTCTAATTGAGTCACAACTTCCTGAGTTCATTACATCTGAGTATGAATTGTTTAGTAAATTCATTCAGAAGTATTATGAACAGCAGGAGGTACAAGGTGGTACTTTAGATATTATTACAAATATTGAAAAATACGCTGACATTGATTTTTATGAACAAAACATACTTAGACAGCATGATAGTCTGGTCACTAGTCTCTCTAGTTCTGATACTACAATTGTATTACAAGATGCGACGAGTTTTCCAGAGAAAAACGGATATGTAAGAATAGACAACGAGATAATCTTCTATGAATCACGAACAGGAACAACTCTATCAGGAGCAGTTAGAGGTGTTAGCGGTAACACAACTCTTGGTGATCTTTATAGCTCGTCAGAGTACACCAGCACAGATGCAGCATCACATAGCTCTGGTGCGACGGTTTTTAATGTAAGTAACCTTTTTCTATATTCTTTTATAAAGAGTTTTGAGAATCAATACTTAGGTTCTTTCCCTGAGAAATATCTTAAGGGTGAAGTAGATAAAAGAACCTTAATCAAGAATATACAAAAATTTTATAAAGCAAAAGGTACTACAAGTTCTATTGAATTTGTATTCAATACTATTGTTGCTAAAGATCATACTAACAAACCAGAAGTATACAAACCAAGAGATTTTACATACAAAGTATCTAATGCAGATTGGGTAAATGTATATGCAATAAAAGCAAAAGTTGTATCTGGTGATGTTAAGAGTTTAGTTGGAAAGAAGATAGTACAGTCAGAAACTACAGAGTATGGATATGCAGATGCCACAGTAGATAACGTCTATGCTGATGGATCATCTGATGGAGAACAAATTTATAATATTGTATTAGCACCTGAGACAGTCAATGGTGACTTTAGTGTCTCAACTAAGACTCGTCTTGAGACTACACTAACTGGAACTGCAAGTACAGGTGATAGAGTAAATGTCTTTTCTACAATAGGATGGGATAAAACAGGATCAATATTAATTGGAAGTGAGACAATTACATTCAGTTCTAAAACTGCTACTCAGTTTATTATTGATGAAAGAGTTGCTCAAAATGCAGTCATACACAGTGCTGAGGAATCTGTATATAAACCTGTAACATTAGTAGGTGGTGGTGTTACATTATTGACACTTGGAGTTATATACAATGCACTACCAAAAGAAGGACAACCATTCTCTGATGTTGGAGATAAATTACAAGTATCTAATCCTGGTTTTGAAACTGCCGATACTAAAATTGTAAATGTAGGTACAAATCAAACTCGTTGGATTAAGAGTACATTTGGTGCTGTAAATGTTCCAACATTACCAGCAGTTACAAACTCATTAGATCAAGTCCCTACAGATGTATCTGGTATATTTGCAGATGATCAATATTACTACATTGCTAGTTCTAGTTTTCCATCACATAAAATTCTTGATGGAACTACAGTTAATGAAGAAGTATTAGATCAGAAGTTATTAAAAATTATTA